CTATAATTTTACATCCTAGTCATCAAGTCAACGAAATGCACCTAAAATTCAAATTATTTGGACAAGAATTAGGTAACATAAATATCTTGGATAAGGATGATAAAATACAAACAGTGCGGACACATCCATATGAATATCATATTAATATGTCCAATCTTAAACAAAAAATAACAAAATTAATATCATGATAGTACACGAATTAAAAACGATTTTTATACATATTCCAAAAACCGCAGGGATTTCCCTGACGCATGCTATAATGTCACACGTGGTAGGACATGATACCTCTGGTGAAATTGGACACTTATCTAATGATTTAAAAATAAGATTTGATCTACGTGGGAAACAAAAACACAAACAAGCAAGAGACTATGTCCCTGCTGATATATCACAAAAGTTATGGGATGAATATTATAAATTTGCGTTCGTAAGAAATCCATGGGACCGTGTAGTAAGTGAATATCATTGGAGACATGAACGCCCAAGCGAAAAACACAAACCCCCCAAAGACTTTGATGAATTTCTAAAATATTGTGAAAAGCGATTAAGTGTTAACCGCAATAGTTCGCGCGATATCTATTGGACACACGGACAAACACAGAAATCATACGTCACAAATTTAAAAGGCGAAATAATATTGGATGATATATTCAAATTTGAAGATATGAACAACAGTATTCAAATTATTTCTGAAAAGTTGGGTTTTCCAATTGAAATGAAAAAACATAATAGTTCAAAGCATAGAGATTATAGGGATTATTATAACGAAAGAACTAAATCAATAGTCAAAAGACTATATTATGAAGACATAGAACTGTTTGGTTACGAATTTTAAGGGACACCATGAGAATAGTTTGCATTTACACTCAACAGCGGCAAGATTCCACGACAATAGCCAAACGTTGTGTAGAATCTGGAAAGAAATTTGACTATGAAGTAGAATTATTTCCCGGTGTATATTGGAAGGATTTAGATAAGGTTCATAAAGAACTTAACCTAAAACAAAAGTATAAGCCATTAGATAATATCCGCCAATCTAATGGTGTTACTTGTCCTGCTAGTTACATGGCAAATGGTACAACACATTATATATTATACAAATGGAGTGTAGATAATAATGAACCTATATGTATTTTAGAACATGACGCTATTTTTGTTGGCGAAATACCAGAAGCTATACCCGACGGTGTTATACAAATAAGTTCACATCAGAGCCAACAATCTGGAAAAGATTATTGGTTAAACTGTAATCGCGCCAGAAAAACCCGAAAGTATCAGCCAGACTTTAAAATAGAATGGGATGACACACAAGGTGTAATTAAACACCCTTTAGCTGGAACAAATGGTACTTCTGGCTATATAATACATCCTAATGCGGCACAAAAAATGATAGATTATATCAATGAAGATGGTATAGCTTATGCAGATAGAATACGTACAGAAAGAATAGGGGAAGGAAACTTATATTTGCAAGTCCCACAATCCATAATATGTGACCACAAAGTAAAATCTACATATCCAGAGAAAAAGTAAACGACAATGAAAGCGTACGTAATAACAGTTAAGGGCAATGATTATTCTGAAAGTTGTGCAGACAGATGTATAGCTTCAGCAGAAAAAGTCGGCCCGAACGTTGAAAAATTTTATGGTGTCGATAAAAATCACGCCTATGAAGCTATGGAAAGTCATGACTTAAAATGGACATGGGCAAACAATAATACAGAAAAGGCTGTCTGTCCTATTAGCGGCTTAACTACTTTTCCATATACCGCTGCGGATACAACATTGGCTGCTTTAACATCAAAAATAGGATGTTCAATGTCACACTTTTTATTGTGGAAGAGATGTGTAGAAATAGATGAGCCGATCCTTATACTTGAACACGATGCCGTATTCCTGCGTCCGCTACCAGATTTTGTTTTTCAGGGAATATGCATGATTAATGACCCAACTGGTGCTACACCAAGAGGTAGCTGGTGGGCGAATGAAATGAAGAAACGTGGTGGTGAAGGCGCGTTTGAAAAGACGTGGGTACGTAAACCAAATGAAAGGGACATTCCTGACGGTTTGGCTGGTAATTCTGCATACGTAATCAAACCTTGGGCAGCACAAGAACTCATAGATAAATACTACGAATTGGGTGTTTGGCCAAATGACGCAACAATGTGTAAGCAGCTTTTCCCATATTTAGAAGAATATTATCCTTTTATAACTAAAGTAGTACAAACAAAATCAACATCAATAAAATAATTATGAAAAATAAGGCAGCACCTAGTACACTTCCCGGCGATAGTAAAGATTACGACTTGATAACACGAGCAATCGAAGCAATACCCAACGGAAAAGAAGGCATGACCTGTGAAATAGGCTTACGTCAAGGAGGTGGAACAAAATATATAATAAATGCATTATCACATAAAAATCTCCCATATAAAGTACATATAGCTATAGATCCATTTGGTAATATAGTATATGCACGCAAAGATGGTGTGAATAGGCGTATGAATTACACTAATGAAATGAGGGATACGTCATTAGGCTTCATCTATCAATACGCTATGTCTAAAAGCGTAAATTTTGTTTTCATCAATCTTGAAGATGTTGAATTTTTTAAACGTTACAGTGATGGCGTACCAGTGTATAGTGACAATAAACATCTATTAGAAAAATATATTTTTGTTCACTTCGACGGACCACACCAAGCAGATCTTGTTTTAGAAGAACTACTATGGTTCGATGAACGAATGACAGCTGGTGCTACGGCAGTATTTGATGACATTAACGATTATAATCATGATATGGTAGAAGAAAAATTAAAAGAATTAAAATGGATGCTTTTAGAAAAAACAGGACGCAAGGCATCTTACCAAAAAACATAATGGTGTTTTATGATGAAAAGAAGAACAAGGATACTGGTAACTGGTGGGGCTGGTTTTATAGGGTCGCATTTATGTGCTAGGCTATTAGAAGAAGGGCACGATGTTCTTTGTGTTGATAATTTCTTTACGGGAACAAGGGATAATATTATTGATTTACTTGACAATCCGCACTTTGAAATATTGCGGCATGATATAACCTTTCCTCTTTTCGTTGAAGTAGACCAAATATACAATTTAGCTTGCCCAGCTTCTCCGATACATTATCAATATGATCCTGTTCAAACGACCAAAACCAGCGTATTGGGTGCAATTAATATGCTAGGGTTAGCTAAACGAACAGGCGCAAAGATTTTACAAGCATCCACCTCCGAAGTTTATGGCGATCCAGATATTCATCCACAAACAGAAGAATACGTTGGTAGCGTAAACCCGATAGGTCCACGAGCATGTTACGATGAAGGCAAACGATGTGCTGAATCGTTATTCTTCGACTATCGTAGAGAACATAATCTTAAAATTAAAGTAGCAAGGATTTTTAATACGTATGGACCAAATATGCAAGCGAATGATGGAAGGGTTGTATCTAACTTTATTGTTCAAGCTTTGGAAAACGAACCAATAACAGTTTATGGTGATGGTTCACAAACGCGTTCGTTTTGTTATGTTGATGATCTTGTAGAAGGGTTAATTCGCTTGATGAATTCTCCAGACGATTTCATTGGTCCTGTAAATCTTGGTAATCCCGGCGAATTTACCGTACGGGAACTTGCTGAAATAATAATTGATAAAACACAAACTAAATCTATTATTATAGAAGAAGATTTACCTGCCGATGATCCTAAGCAAAGACAGCCAGATATTTCATTAGCAAAAGAAATACTAGATTGGGAACCCAAGATCGCACTCGACGATGGTCTTAAACAAACTATTAAATATTTTCAAGGACAGAAGAATGATTAAAGTTCCAAATGACGCAGTTTTTAGTATTCCACACAAGAAAGAACAAAAAATAGAAAATTTAGGTAAAGCTGAATTTAATATAATGAAACCACATATCAAAGAATTTCGCACATGTCTTGATATAGGTGCGAATATAGGTTTGACAACGTTACGATTCGCCAAATATTTCAATGCCGTGCATTCTTTTGAACCTTTAACATATTATTATCTGAAAGAAAATACTAAAGATTTGCCTAATGTTACCACTTATGAATGTGCAGTATCTAATAAGAATGGCGATATTATGATATATCCAAACCCACGCAATAATATGTTAGGTATTATTCCTGATGAATATAATAAAAGATTCATCTCTAAAAGATACACCAAACAGGGGGCGGACTTTCCTGATGTAAAACCTGTAAACGTACAATGTGCTACCATTGATTCTTTTAACTTTGTAGATGTTGATTTGATAAAAATAGACGTAGAGGGTCATATATATCCTGTCTTAGAAGGAATGATTGAAACATTAAAAAATAATAATCCATTGGTTCAAGTTGAAATGTTTGACGTAAAAGATTTTGTTAGTTTAAATAAAAAAGTACATAACATTCTTAGTTCGTTGGGATATAAGGCTATAGATGAATATCGTGTAGGTA